TACTTAAACCGCGCTATCGCACGGATCAATCACTAGGTGATCATCTTGGTTTTGGCAGTTGGATCGTCGTCATGTGCTTCAGGTCCAAAGCCTTGAGCCTTGATTTTTGCCATATCAAGTTTTGGCGCGGGTGCTTCTGGTTTCTGATCACACGACGCAAGCCACTCGCGTAGTGAATCGCCAGTTGGTGTGCCCTTATGCCACTTAATGAATCTAAGAATCTTCTTAGTATCCGTGAACAGCATCGCTGTTCTGCCGCTCAACACGGTGTAAACGACAGGCGGCCCTTCACGATGCCTGGTACGTTCAATGAACAGCTGACCTGCTGTAAACCGTTCTGACTTCATGCCTGAAATTCCTGAAATTGGGGTGCGATCTGTATCCGTTCCAGAGATCCCAGCGTGGAGATCAATGCCGCCTCAGAGTATTCCAGAAGCACCGCCTGTCACGTTACAGCTTGGTTTTCCAATAGCTGAAATGCCTGGTTGCGTTGAGACACGCAACACGCAGCCGGGAAACGAGAACGTCTATGACAGTGATCCGAAAGGCAATTTTGTGGTGTGTGATGGGACGTTGCCTTCCTATCGACCACTAGATTTCACGCCTGGAGCAATGACGTATGAATCAGCCAAGCCTCCTGCTGTTGATGTTCCAGAGGAGAAGGAGCCGACTGATCACAACTCGAAAAAGGATCAGTCAGCTAAACCAACTCCGCCAGCTGAACAGCTTGCTGACTTTTTGACTATAGCGCCAGAAATCCCTTGTCCGCCACCTGATGCTATTCCTATAGGTGCCAAGAATAAAAGCCAAACAGCTATTGTTGTCGGCTATCAGCGAATTGATGGGAAGTGTGAGACGCAATACGAGATGTTGGATGTACCGACGATTGTCGGCAACTATCTTCCTGGTGCGCCTGTTGTTATGACGACAGCCACAGTTGCTGCAGTGGCGACAACTGCTGCCATTTTTGCCAAACCGTTAGGAGACTTTCTGCTCAAGGCCGTCAAGCCTACGGTCAAGAAGATAATTAAGAAGATCAACGCGATGCGGGGGAAGAAGTCTGGCCCTGAGTCTGTTTTACAGCGTCGGAAGTTTCAGAGGTCTCTCCGTAAGTGATTGAATGTGTATGGGGCGGGATGACGCCTGGCGGATTAGTTAAAACGACATCAGCACAGATTGCAGCGTAAGGCGAATCAGGATGGAACATGACGCCCTGTTTCATAAGGTCTGCACAGTTTTTCAGCCTAGCGATTTCATAATTTAGGCGTTTGTCCGCCAGCTGTGCGTCTAACAGAGCCACTTGTTTTTCGGCAGCTGCTCTACAGGTTTTAACGTGATGGCGATCTAGTGGGACAGAGATGGTTGCTGTGATGCCGCCATTGATCGAGAAGTTGTCTTTCTGTCCTGTGCGAACAGGTTTATAGAAAAGGATGTTGCCTGGATTGTCTGGCTGGCCGTCGGGAATGGGATTGCCTTCTGGATCAAACGCACCAACAAGATCAAGAGTGTCGTAAACGGGTTCGCTGTAATGGGACTGATATGGTGAGGCCCAGCTAGTAGTTGTGCTGAGGAATGGATTGATATTTAGTGTTGCGCCTTGGCAGCTAATGCCGTCGCCGTAAGTGTTTGTGAATTGACGGCTGGGGACAACTTGAACCGCTTGATTCGTGACTGATCCTGAGCTGTTTGCAACTGGAGCGGCGGTGCTGCTGACTTGTGCTTGCGCTGGAGCAGACAGTAGCAAAAGCGTTGCTATGACTCGCTTCATTGCGTAAACGTACTGGTCGTGTCGGTAACGGACTCTATGTCTGTTTCGCGGTTGATCATTGTATGGTTGACCAACCCAGGGCCTTGTAGCGTTTCAACAAATTGAAAGCTAGCGCCTTGATTGACAATGTTCCATTGTGGTTTTGAAGCTGGATCGAGGCCAACCCAACGGCTTGAAATGCCGTTCAGGGTGTTTGATGTTGTCGTTAAAGCACGCGGCGAGATTTCTCCATCTACTGGAGCGATATTCGTCCCAGAAACACTGAGTTCATAGCCTGTGCGGTATTCGTAGGAGTTGATGACCTCATTGACTTTTGTCTTAGTGGTGGTTTTAGACGATAAGACGCCCTGCTGAAAGTTTGGGACAACTGGAACGGCGTCTGTTTTTGTCGGTAGTGCAAGGACGATGGTCCAAACAATCAGCCAAAACCAGAACAACATCATTTGATCGTTAGTTCCTGGATGACCTGGCCGATTGCTGACGTGCCAGCACCACCAGCCGTAATCGTCAGAGCGCCATCAGTTGCGATTGTGCCTGCCAAGCTACCTGCAACGCCGCCTGAAGTTGTGGTTGTATTTCCAAAAGCAGGGAGTGCAGGAACTACTCCTGATGTGACGGTGGTTGAAAGGACGGCTGGGACGTCATCGCCTTCGATGTATGACTCTGAATAGCTAAAGCTGTCCCCAGCAGTAGTAATACTGAAAGCGCCAGGAGTGTAGCCAAGAGCGGTGCCGGAAGTAAGTGTCCCCAGAGCAGGAGTAGTGTCCAGAGTGACGTTAGAGCCAGATATTGCCATTGAAGACGGCTGGCGGATGGCGACTGATCCCGCTCCATCAACAGACAGGCTGACTGATGACTGAATTTTATGCGTGATGTCGGCGTGAGCCGGCAACGCAAGAAATGTGATCCCGAATACCAGAAGAGCGGTTTTCATTGGATGCCGGACTTGGTGTTCTTGTTGTCAATGATAGGAGGTTTCTTATTACCATTTCCATTGCCATTGGACTTGCGCTCGATACCAAAGGACGCCATGGCTCCAGTCAGAAGAGATGCGACAAAGGTGTTGTCCATCTTCATTTGCGGGAAAAAGCCAAGGTAGGAGACAGTCAGGAGTGTGGCGCTCCAAAGGAGGACCATGCACTTGACGACGTCGGCAATAGATATGCCTTCTTTTTCGTCGTGTTCTTCAGGGTTGGGAGCCATGGCAGAACGGAGCTACGCTTACAGCGTACCGTTTCTGACAAATCATGCTTTTTCTCGTCAAGCCGATTTTGTTCAGGTTTTTGCAATCAAAGGGTGTGAAGACCTTGGTTGTTGAACTGCTTGAGGCTTACTGCAAGACAACAGACAACACTGTTGATGATCAAGTGGTGGAATTTGTGAAGCACAACTTGTTTCCAGCTACCAGAGTTGAGAAATGATACCTAAAAACAATCCAACGCTGCTGGCGGTTGCCGGTTTCTTTTTGATCGGTAGCGGGCTTGTGCTGGTAATTTTTGGTACGGGGACACTGTTTTACATGGGGTACTACGCTGGCAAAAGCACTTGTCCTCAGGCAGTATTGAAGTGACCTGGCTGTTTTTAGCCGTGGCCCTCGCACTCTTGCCGTTTTTTCAATTTTTTCGTGGTACGCCCCACCAGCTGGCTGCTGTTAAGGAGCTTGAGGAGTCCGTGCCAAAGGAATTATTGGAAGAAGATGCCGCTTGGTTTGAAGCGTGGAAGGCCAGCGGAATCGATCAAGAAATCTACATGCCCAAGTATTTCAGACAACTCGATAATTTCAGCGGTCAAGGCTATCGGGAGTGCTTCAGTTCAGCGGCGGCCATGGTGGCAGCGTTTTGGGGCAAAGTTAAAACTGATGATGAATACAATTTACACCGTGAAAAATTTGGTGACACAACTTCTGTTCAGGCGCAGTTGGAAGCGTTAAGGGCTTTAGGCCTGAATGCGGAGTTCAGGCAAGATGGTGATGCAGATTTGGTTGAGCTGGAGATTGAGAATGGCAGACCTGTTCTTGTGGGATGGCTACACAGAGGAGATTTGCTGCAAGGCGAACCACCGATGTGCGGCAGCGGCACCTGTGGTCATTGGAGCGTGATCACTGGTTATGCGGGTAAGCACAGTAACGATCCAGAATGGGTGATGTTTGATCCTGCTGGTTATCCAGACATGGTTCGTGGTGGGCATGAGCAGTCCTTGTCAGGGCGTCGTGTCAGGGTCAGACAGTCGGAGTTTTATCAACGGTGGCAGGCTGATGGCCCTAGAACTGGGTGGGTGATCCTTGTTGATGGCTGATCTTTACTGG